CGAGGCGCGTCTTCTCTTCGTCGTTGCAGGGGACAGGTTTCTCGCCATCCATCAGGTCCCAGGCCGAGATCGCCCTCACGGCTGTTCCCAGCATCACCTCTGACGTTGTCCTGGCCCCGGAATCGATAACATCCGCGCCGTCAAAGCTCGTTATCGGTCGGACCTTGCACCTGAAGACGGGCGGCTTCAGCATCTTGTCATCGGCCAGCGTGAATTCCAGCCAGCCGCTCTCCGGGTTGATCTTTTTCAGTTCCGCCATGTTCATCCCTCCTTTGCCACGCTCCCCGCTCACGTGAGGTAGTTCGTGGCGAACTTGTTGACGATCGTCAGGTACGGGCGGAGATAGGTCATCCCCGTCGGAGGCGCCGCCGCCTGTTCCGCGACGAGCTCGATCCCGTTCTTCACGATCTCGTCCCACGGCGCGTCCTGCTGGATGATCCGCATCCCCGGGTAGAAGATGCTCAGCGCGTACTTCGCCGTCGTCGCACCCGCGAGCAGGGGCGAGGTCAGGACGATGAGAACCTTCTGGAGCGTCCCGGCAATCATGGCCGCCTGGAGCCCGGAGTTGTCCGTCGCGTAGCGCGGGAAATCGAGCTTCATCCGGATGTCCGGGAACCCGCTTTCCTTCGGTTCGACGATCGACGGCGAGCCGGCGACATGGATGCCGTCGTATGCCCGCTTGAAAGTGGGGCCGATCCCGGAGACGACGAGCGCCGTTTCCGCCGCCACGTCCGCCCCGCTCTGCGGGTTCATTTTGATCGCCGCATGGTTGAACAGGACCGGTGTGTCCCGGCCGGCGAAGGTCAGGGCGTCCATCTGCGCCGCCGCGTTCACGGCCGAATTGTCGATGACGACGTTCCCGCGCCCCTTGACGTCGAACTGGATGCGCCCGCCTCCAACCTTGAGCGCGAGCTCGCTCGGCTTCCAGGACGGGCACTCGTAGATGATCCCCGGGTTCTCCAGGGCCAACGTCCCGAACAGCCCGTCCGCCAGGTCCGCCCATTGGATGGTGTGCGTGTAGGCCGAGGTTTCGGCCACCGCCGACACGCCCGCCGTGCCGAACAGCATGGCGATCGCCCGGAACAGGGCGCCCGCGTCATAGAGCAGATCGCCGCTCAAGGACGGATCGGGAGCCTTGATGTCCGTGAGGACGCCCGACGCCTGGAAAGGCGTGTTAGCGTATTCTCCGGGGGAATAGTCCCGGCTGTGCGCCATGCCCGAAATCCCCTTGACGCGGAGTTCGTCCGTCGCGCCCAGCGGTACCGCGGTGCCCCAGGTCGAGCCCTGCTTGAAGCCCGCCGCGAGGACCCGTCGTTCAACCGTTGTCGGAGTCGCCATGTTTTTTCTCCTCGGCCTTCGCCATCTGCGCCGCGCCCGTCCGAATCCACTCGGCCAGGACTTCGGCGTCTACAAACTGGGCCTCATAGGTCGATCCCGTTTCCAGGTGCAGGCCGTTCCAGGGACCGGAAGCGGCCAGCCACGTGAACCGTTGATCTGTCTTTTTGCTTGCCATGTTTCACCTCGTTAAATGTAGCCGGTTGTGTCGTTGATCTGGATCTCGAGCCGAAGGTCGAAGAATCCGAGCCCGCCGTCGATGGCGAGATACCCGTCATCGGTTTCGGGGAAATCCTTGACGCGGCATTGGATGACGCCGAGTTCCGGTAGGGCGCCGGCGGCGCCGTTCTCCATCTCCGCCGTCAACGCGACGCGGATATCCTGGAAGCTCTTGAGGATCTTCTCGGCCGTGTCGACGTTGTCCTTGACGTAGCCCTTGATCGCCACGGGGAACGTCTCATCGATGTTGTGATAGGAGTTGAATTCTCGGTTGCCCCCGCTGCCGAGCGAGACCATGTAGATGGGGAACTCGCCGGTGTACTCTTTCCAATGGACGTACCGCTTGCTGACATGCGGCGTGAACCAGTACGTCGTGCCGGCGGCGATAGCCGCAAGGACCGCCACGATCCGGTCCAGGATCGCGTCTTCTTTGGGGATTGCAGGGGTAGGCATGTCAGTCCACGATCATTTCCGCGATCTTCAACACGTTCTCGGGACGCGCCGCTTCCTCGAGGTATTCGAGCCGTGTCCGCATCGGCCCGGAGAACCAGTACGTCGCCGGGATCTTCACCTCGTCCTTGAGGACGAAAAGCGGAGTGAACCCACCGCGCCTCGAGTTCTCGCCGCCCCGGACCTTTTGCCAGCGCGGGATGACATACAGGACGTTCCCAGCCCGGGACTTGATGAAGAACCCGCCCGGGTAGTTCTTGATGAGGCCCTTGACCCCGGGGAGGGGGATCGTGAGCTTCTTGTCCTTCTTGTGGATCGTCCCGCCCTCGTCCTGGATCCGGGCGTACGGAACGCTCTTCGTGTCCCCGACGCCCGTGCCCACGGCGACCTTGTAGGCGTCTTCCTCGCGCCCGATCTCCATGCCGACGTTCCGGGCCAGGTCGCCCGTCTTCCGGCCGGGTCCGCTCTTCTTCATGTCTTGCGCCGAGCGCTTGAGGACGCGGACGGACTCGGCTGCCCAGCCGGTGACGACCTTCTTGAACGCGCGCGGGAGCGCCTTCAGCGTCTGGGTCTTCTTGAGGGCCCCGGCGAAGTCGCGTTCGATCTTGAATTCCGGCATTTTCTTCCTAATACAAATAGCGGTCGAGCGTCTCTTTTACATCCGGGAGGAACTTCGTGACCTCCCGTTTCGACACGCTCCCGTCCGACATCGACCGCGATACTTCGCCCCAGCTTTTTGTCCGCTGTTCCTGGTACTCGAAGGCGATCTGCTTGAGCGCCGCAAGTTTCAGGTCCTTGGGTAGGTTCGCGATCGCATACCCGGCCTTGTAGCTCCCGAGGACGATGTTCTTCCGGCCCTTCGCCCACTTCCCGGACAGCCGGACCAGCATCCCCTCATCCGAGTAGAGCCGGTAGTCCTGCTCCTCACCTTCGACCAGGAGGGCGTCGTTCTCCGTCACGCTGGCGATCGACGTCACGGGCCGGCGCGGGAGCAGCAGGATCTCGCGGCCGCTGCCATCGAAGTAGGCGGTCGTCTCGGTCTGCTCGAGGATCCGGCGCCCAACGTAAGAATTAAAGTCCGCCGAGACACCGTCGATGATGATCTCGATCAGGGCGTCGTCCTCGTTTTCGGTTGCCTGCTTCCCGATCATGGCCCGGGCGTTGGCCAGGGCGACGAGTGCGATCGCGGAATCGGTTGACACGTCACGCCTTCCGTCTTGCGACCTTGTTCGACGCCGGACCCGGCTTCATCTTGTTCTCGGGAGCCCGCGCTTCCATCTTCACGCCCGAGGGCAAATGCGCTCGCCCGTCTCCCAGGAGAACGGAGGCGATGTGAATGGGGATCTCCGCTTCCTCGCCCGCCGCAAAAGTCGTCGGGTGAATTCCATTGAGGCATACCGTATAATCGGCCTTCAGAACTATTCTCACGACTTCCACCTTTCCCCGCTTCGCTGCGGGAGCTTCACCGAAAAGGCCGACACGCCGCGGAGCGGTCGATGCCGGGGTCGACTCCTCGACAATTTCTTTTTCGGTGAGCGGTTTCTTTCTCATGGTTCAAGAGAAAAAGGCGAGGGGGACGTTTGCCGCATCCCCCTCGCCGTACATTGCCTCGTACCCCTACCCCTGCGCTCAGGCCGCTGGGTTGTGCCGCGCCAGGCCCAGGATGACGTTGCCCGTGAAGACGCCGCCAGTGCCGGGGGTGCCGCCGACCGTCTCGAGGTCGACGCGGATGAACTGCTTGGAGCCGATGTAACCGATCAGCTTCACGGTGTGGGCGCCGCTCGGGATGAACGTGATCGCGTCCCCGATGAGGTCCGCGGCCGCGACGACGGTGTAGGCCCCGCCGATCGTGTCGCACTCCCGGACGCCGATCGTGTAGACGGGAGTCGTACCCATCGCGATGACGCCCGCCGTCACGCAGACCACCGCGCCTTCGTACCCGGCCAGGTCGACGCCGACGTCGCCCACGGCCGCGGCCGTCTGGAGCAGCGAGTAGAGGCTCGGGACCACCTTGATGTTGTGCTTGATGTCTTTCATGTTGTTTTCCTTCTCAGTCTGATCCGGGATCAGGACTTGAGGGTGAGAACCTTGATGGCCTCGGCTTTGACGACCTGGCCTCCGACCCGGCGACGGAAGAGCAGGCCGACCTGGCCGTTCACGGCGTAGAGCTCGACGAGCCGCTGGGTTTCCATGCCGAGCCGGTCGACGATGACGTAGCCCCGCTTGAAGTCACCGAAGGCCACGGCCTTGGCGCTGTTCGCCTCGGCAGGCATGTCGGGGCATTCCACAAAGGGCCGCCCCAGGACCGTGGCCGGGTCCGTGTCGGCCAGGCCGGGACGCCAGAGGTAGTTGCCGCTGACCGTGTCCCTGAGCAGGCTGATGGCCAGCGTCGACGCCCGGCGCCAGACCCAGGTGCCGTTCCGTCCGTAGGCGTCCTTGAGCGAGTAGAAGAGCTGCTTCAGGTCGTCGGCCAGGATCTTGCCGCTCGTGGTGACGCCGGTGAACCCGGTGATGGCGCTGTTGACCAGGATTCCTTCCATCTGGCCGGACGCGGAGATCCCCAGGATCGACTCCGTCCCTTCCTTGACGCCGAACTGCTCGGCCGCCTGGGAGGCGATGTACGACTCCAAGGGGAACGCGGAATCCTCGAGGTTCTGCTTCGAGACCTTGACCAGGGCGTACATCTCGTCCGCCGGGATCTTCTCGAGCCCGAACGTCAGGCCCGTTGTCTCAGTCCGCGTGCCGATCTCGGACGTGCGGTAGGCCGCGAACGTCCCGGTCTGCTTCGGCCAGTCCACGCCGGGCGCCGAGGTCTGGATGACCCTGGCCAGAGAGCGGATCGGCGAATAGACGACGATGTCGGCCAGGATCTCCTTGACCAACTCGTTCGGCGTGGCCAGGTAGCCGCCCGTGGTGAGGTCCGAGATCGTCATGACCTTGACTTCGGCCGGGGTCAGGTCCCCCGCGCCCTTGCGCAGGTACTTGACGAAAGCCGCCTTGTGCTCGGTCGCGCGCTTGGTCGGGTCGTCGCTCGGGCCCGGAGCGGGGGCCTTGAGCTTGACGATCTCGTCGGCGAGCTCGTTGTACTTCTTCTCCATCGCGGCCTTGGCCGTCTCGTAGGCGGCCAGGTCGAGCTTCTTCTCCAGGAGCTCCTTGTTCTTGTCCTGGAGGTCCTTGATCAGTTTGGTTTGCTGATCGTAAAGGGCTTTTTCTTCGGGAGTCATATTGCCTCCTAGGCTTAAAGTAAATCCATCAACGTTTCGTTGAAGGACTGCGCGGCTTCGATGAAACCGCTATCCGCAGGCGGCTCCCCGGTTTGGCTTTCGTCCGGAGTGCCCGCAGGCGGCTCCGCCTTGCCGTGGAGTGCGATAAGGGATTCGATGATGTTGATGAGTTGGCCCCTCTGCTCGGCCGGGATCTCCGTGTCCTCGATACCGGCGACGTCCTGGCGCAGCTGGTCGAGCTGGCACTTGACGTCCGTCACGACGGCGCCCGGGCACGCCTGGAAGTTGCAGAGCGAGACCTCCCAGAGGTCGATCTCCTTGAGGTGCCGCTCGTTCGTGGCCCGGTCGATCGTCTCCTTGACCGTTTCGTAGCCGATCGACAAGCCGTCGAGCGTTCCGTTCTTCAGGTTGATGTAGGCCTCGCGCGAGCGTTCGATCTCGAGGTAGAGCTGGCCATCCGTAATGCGGAGGCCCTTCTCGTCTTCCTCGAGTTCGACGTAGCCGATCGCCGGCATGCGGGAGTCGTGGCTCCAGAAGAGCTTGAATCGCTTGCCCTTCTCCTTGATCGTCTTCTTGAATGAGCCCTTGTCGACGATGTCCCCGTAGGAGTCGACCTTGCCGAAGATCGAGGCGTAGCCCGTGAACTTCCCGGCGATGTCGACGCCGGAGGCATCGAGCTTGAACCGGAACTGTTTGGTCATCGCTTT